ATGAATGAAAGCGTTTTGAAATCGGCCTACAATGACGCCTACTTCTCTTGTTGGAGGCCGCATCGTCACGGGAATGGGAAAGCCATCATGAACTGCGTTTTTTTCAGTGTAATTAAAAAACGCAGATTGGAATTTTTTCACCCTATCCTCGTCTTGAGCAGTTGAACAATTACAAATCGTTTGAACGTTTGTATAGAAGGTTCGTCCACAATATTTACATTCCAAAATTGGATCGCCAGTAGGCATAATTTATTCTTTCGATTCTCAGACTCAGGACATCATACAGATTTTGGCTTAAAAGTCAAGACGCAAAGTGATTTGACACGAGATTATTTTTGGAAGTGATTATCAATGTATCCGTGTTTCAAAGCATAATGAATAACCAAAGCAGGGTTTTCCACTTTGATTTTTTTCCGAAGAAGCGCAAAATGTACCTTGGCGGTATGGCTACTTATTTTTAATTGCGCAGCAATTTCGACCATGGTATATCCCAGAGCATGTAGTTTCAGAACTGTAATAAGTTGCGGGGTTAAAACATGCGGATCTTTGGTTACCGCTCGACAAGCTTTGCAGCCTCGTTTGTCATCGAAATGCCACAAAAGACACTTTGGAGAGGTTTTTAGTTTACACCGCACAAGATACTGGTCTGGCCCTTGATATCCCATTGGACCGGGTTCAACTCCGACATCGTTAGATAACGCCATGATGACAGTATAGGGACTTTTATCAGAAAGTCAAGCGGAAACTACGGGGCAAGTTGATGCCATCACAAGATCCGAAGGTGACATGTAACAGTAACCAATCTGATAATCTGCATAGGCCACTGTTCGTTTTTGAACGTAGAGCATGACATTGGAATCACACTTGCTCCGATATTCAACATAAAAGGCAATCTTGTCATGGACGCGATACTCTTCATCGAGCGGCATGTAGAAGTTACCCATCTGCATATGGCGTGGCAGAAATTCAACATACGGGCCACGTCCACCGATGACAACTCGTGTGTATCCTGTGGCTAAATGACGCCCGTGTTTGCTTAAAAAAAGCAACGTGTCATTTCCTGTATCGACAGAAATGTTTAACCGCTTACGCCAAGGCTTCATTTGGAAAAGACGAGAATGCGAAGCCCATTCGTGACGTAGGTTTCTTTTAACGAATACCCTTTCTTGAGCATGAAACCAATCAGAGTATCTGAGAAGTTTGCGTCTTCGGCGTTACAGACAATGGTGTTCATCGGTCACAGTAGTCGTAGATTTCCCGATACACATGACGATCCTCAATGTCCTTTGGCTTCGGACGATCATATATCCGTTCCTTCCACTTGGTCTCCTTGCCGCAGAGGGGGCACCAATGCATCAAAAACTTGTACCAGTATTTTTTCATTCCCCGGTCAGAAACACTTTTTTGACTTCGGCTACCTTCCGATCAATGGCTTCGATAACATCGTTTGGATGCCATGGTTCATTTGCCGCCAAGGTATCCTTGACGTATTTTTCCAAAGCCAAAATGGCCTTGTAGGTTTCTTTGGGCTTATCCCGCTCAAACATATCAACGTTTGTAGTCATAACTTACCATTTCAATTGGTTGCCATAGCTGTCATTGATAATAGCAATCATTTCCGGTTGCAGCCGCATTTTGGTTTCAACGAGGATGCCGGGGTTGATCGATTCCACACCATAGAAATGCTCAGCAATACCACCAGCGATGGCCGCAATGGTATCCACGTCGCCCTTGGAGTAAACAGAAAGACGAATGCAATCCTCGAAGCTGGTCGATTCGAGAAAACAAATCAACGCTTGAGGCACGGTGATGTTGCAACGAATATCTCGCTTCACCCACTCGTTCCGAACCGTTTCCACATTGGCAGTCAGGTCATAACCAGACAGCTTTGTGATGTAATCCTGAATTTCATTCTTGGGGTACTTATGTGCCGCCAATATCATGGCCGTTGTAACAGCAAGTGCGCCATTACGAGCCTCGTCGGTGTTATGAGTCATCTTGGTGCTTTCAACGGCTTCCTTGAATGCCCACTCCAATTGCTGCTCCAATGTCAAGGTTACTTCATCGCCTTTATCGTCTGTGCCGTTTCGGAGGACGGCATACAAAGCAATCGGACTCACTCGCATAGCGGCACCATTGGCCCAACTGTCCTTGACGGTGTTCCCACCATTCTCACACCATTCTTTAAATCCCGAACCATAGCCAAGGTCAGGGTTCTTCGTGTACCATTTCATGTACATCTCGTGATACGGCTTACCTGTCAGCAACGCCTCAGCCACCGCAATAGTGAGGTTGGTGTCGTCGGTGAACTTCGCTAGTCCATTCAAAAAGAACGGGCGATAGTCTCGTTTGTCTTGTACCAATCGGTCACCTTCGTAGGGGCAACCAGCGATGTCTCCAATTATACTACCTATCATAGTTTTTTATGTTTTGTAAAAGCTTCTTCGAGGCATTTTTGTGCCATCTTAAACATTTCTTGTCTGTTCCGCTCTCCTTCGAGAATTGCTTCGGCTAGTGCGGGACCAGTCTCATAGGGAGAATTCAACGCCATAAGATACGCTTGCGTCATACGGGCGACGTGCATCTTTTCAAGCTGGTCGATCATATGTTGTATTTTCTTTTGCTAATGTAAGCGGGACGGCCAATGAACATGTCCAAGAAACGAACGGAAATCCCGGCTTCTTCAAACATTTCCTTTGGAATCGCATGATTCCATTTGGGGTCTTTGGCGAAAATTTCTACGGCAGGACGATGCAACACAACTTCAACCACTCCCGCTGCGGTGATGATGCCAGCGCATGTTGGACAGGGCCAAGCTCCCACAAAAAGAGTGCTCTTGTCGGTGGCAATCCCGTACTTGGCAGCACAAGCAATGGCATTGGTTTCGGCGTGAATGGTCCACGGATACTTAGCCCCGGTATTCAATCGCTCGGGGTAGTCCTTAACCTTGGGAGGAAGTCCGTTGTAGCCAAACAATATGGGTCGTTTTTCCCGAACGATCACCGCACCAAACTTGGTTGATGGGTCTTTAGATTTGGTAGCCACTTCATACGAGAGACGCATGAAATAAACATCCCACGACGGCGGGGCATAATCATCGAAAGGCTCCCCAATCACACCACCTACAGGTTCACCTTGCGAGTCTTTAAATTCTTGAATAATATTCATTTACTGAGTTTTTTCCCAGTCGTTTCCTCGGCCAATTTTTTGAGCATAGCCAGCGATAACGGAACTTTCGAGCAACGATGTGGCCCTTTCTTTTCAAAGAGGATCCACTGTCCACCCACATTGCGCCAGCGAAGCTTTTTCTTGCGGCAATACTTGCACATGGGATGCTTTTTGACCCCCGTGTACTTCAACCCCGAAGAGAATAATGGTTCATTCTCCAAATCAATCTGGTCTAAAGTAAAGTCTGCCATGTCGCCGCACATTTTGTTCGTTTTTTGTTCGTTTTTCTATTTAACAACGCTATTTATATCAGATGAATGAGGAAATGTCAATCACAAAAGACACGATATGGGACGAAAAAAACTTAATAGAAGCTCAGAAGACCAGCGATGTTTTGACAACGCTCGGAGAATGCGATATTACTGGAAACATCTCGAAGAAGAACGAGAACGGGCGCTCTCCCGTTATTATAAAAACAAGCGGAATATACAAAATAATCAATCGTGTTAATGGGAAGTATTATGTTGGAAGTTCTGCAAACATTGAAGAAAGATGGAAAACCCATTCTTATGAACTTAACAAAAACATTCACAAAAATGATCATTTACAACGAGCGTGGAATAAATATGGGGGCAAAAATTTCCATTGTGTGATTGTGCAACAAGTATTAAAAGAGGAATTATTAAACGTTGAAAATGCATATTTATTCACGGCGAAGAACGAACAACATATATCCTATAACTTAAAATTCATAGCAATGGGAGGAGAATTAAGTGATTACAGTAAAAAGAAACTTTCAATTTCGACATCGGGACATCGCAATGGAATGTTTGGTAAACGTCATACCATTCAAGCCAAAGAAAAGGTTTCTATAGCCAACACAGGTCGATGTCCTGCGCCAGAAATCCGAATAAAGTTTGGGCATCCGGGATCGAAAAATCCTAAATACAATCCTACTATTTATACGTTTCGGAATCTTAAAAATAACGAAACATATACAGGCACAATTCACAATTTTTACACAAAATATAATCTTCTTCCATCAGCCGTTTCACACCTTATTCATAACAAACGGAAATCTACTTCTAAGTGGATACTAAGTCTGACATAATTTACAAGGAAATGTCAAGAGTTTAGTTGTCCTGAACCATATTTATATCTGTGCGTTTAACCCTTAAAACTTTGCTTATGGAAATTTTAGTAGAAGCTTCTATTGGAAAGAAGTTTCCAATCACTTTAACTAAGGGTGGAAAAACCACAACTTACATAGGCATAGCCTCAGCCAATACAAAGCCCGATGAACGTCCGTATCGTATAACATGGTTCATCCCAGATCTTTCTATAAACCATCATGTTGATCTCACGCTGGACGAAATGATGGCCATCCTTGAAGCCAAGGTGTTTCCACCTGAAATCGTCCAACGTGTACAACTGCGTTATCCCAAAGATGATGAACTCATCGGAGACACTTATCGGATTTTAGCTTGAATTTTTTTCCAGCCATTCGGTAAATTGTTCTGGCGTGCCCCGTTCCACCCATTCGTACTCGGGATGACAATGACAAGCGGTATTGATGTGTTCTTCCACTTGTCCGTTGTCGGCAATCCGAACTTCACCATGTCTTCCACTGGGTTGAATCTCTCGGGCGAAGTCTCGGGCCAAATCATTTAATTGATCAGCCCGCCGCAATATCGTTGCCATTCTACTAGGTGTCATTTTCATAGTTCGCTTTCTTCTTTGATTTGAGTATCTTCAACGGGAATCGTAAACATATATTCCTTCTCTTCGAGAAAGTCCGGAATGTAACTGGACATAGGCTCGGTATCCCAACAACAGCCCCGTGGACACGGGACATGATTTGATCGATTATAGGAAAAGGCTTCCAGAATTTCTGATACTTGTTCTTTTGTTAGTGTAATTTGTTTCATAAATAAGGGTCGGGGTGAGAGGGATCGAACCTCTAATCATTCCTTGTCTTTTACATGTATTACCCAATGCGCTTTAACCAATTAAGCTACACCCCGATTTGATTTGTTATGCCGCAACCAATGCCGCCTTGGCTTCCAAATACTGGCGTTGAGATTCAACCTTGGATGCCTTACGCTCTTCAATCATTGCCGTAGCGGTGTCCTTATACTCCTTGAGGCGGCGAGCGTCAACCCATGTAATGTTGCAGTTTGGTTGACGAATCTCGGCCTTGAGAGCACGAATTTCTTTGCTTAACTGCGTGTATGCGGCCTTCCATTCGGAACGATAAGCCAGATACGTTTCTTTGTTGTTGAACTTTGTCATATGTTTACCTTTTTTTTACATTAACTGAAACCGCTTGGTTATGTGTTTGATTTGAGCCTTCGTAGCGGGACCGAGACCCAAAGCAGTGATGGTGGGTTTGCCACCATGAAAATTAGAGCAACCAGAATCGGTCACTTTGAAGTAAGGAATGCCTGCTTCTTTGGCAGCATTTTCAGCGAGAAGAAGTCGGCCCAAATTCTCAGATGCGAGACAAATTTTGGTGCCGGGACTGTGCGGAAATTCTTTGTGATATTCCGCTTGAACGTCAGAGGAAGCGTGAAGAAAGGCCCCAAGATAAGCATGTCCTGCTTGGGATGCCGTCTTACCAGCATCCATCCCAAGATCGGTACGCACTATGGCATACAAACGAAGGGTGGGGTCTTGAACCTACGGAGGATGGGGAGAAATGGCGACTCGTGAGAGAGTTGAACTCTCAACCGTCGAGTTTAGAATTCGCTGCTCTACCACTTGAGCTAACGAGTCGCAAAAGACAGAACTATTGTCAATCTATGTATCTTTCATGTGAGTCCTATTATACGGGGTTCGGAATTGTTGTCAACTGAAAAAATGGTGCCCCGCACGGGAATCGAACCCGTATTTTCGGTTTTAGAGACCGCCACTCTTACCGTTGAGTTAGCGAGGCTGATATTACGTTGATAAGTTCGATTTTTACTACAATATGTGGGCAACTGAGAATCACAGTTTGGACAAACAAAACGAAGATTGGTAATACGGTGGTCGTTACGTTTTCCGTTCACATGGTCTAATCTTAAAGTAAGAGGATATCCATTCCATTGGGGGACTTGGGAACAAATAGCACAGATATTTTTCAATAATCCTTCTAAAACCAGCCGTCGTCTTCGAGAGGTAGTAAGAGCGTAGGGACTCTTTTCAACTAATACATGTTCCCAAGAGATTTTAGTTTTTGGAATATGTCTTCCAAATCGTTCCCAGTGAGACGTATCGAGTTGAAGGCGAGAAATGGCGGTTTGAAGAAACCTATAATTAGACCCAACATAAGAACGGTTCAACAATCGAAGAGCTTCGGCTAAACTTTTAGCCGAGGAGACTGCCGCAGTGATTTCCGAGTCTGGAAGTGTTATTAACTTCGAAGGAAGATTGGCTTTGTACTTTGAATGCCAATATCTAACTGTTGTTGGGCCACTTTCTTATTTCAAGCTCGCAGGTTCGGCGGGCGTCATCCCAGATTCGATATTTTTGATCCATGAGTATGCGTGTTTTTCTTTCCAATCGCTCGTCGCGACAAAGCGCGTATAAGATGTTGGACATTTCTTCACCTATTGAGAGAAGTGGCCCAACAATGCGCTCCACGCGAACTGCCGCCCCGCTTTTCCGCTCAGTCGTTTTCTTCGATTTCATTGTTTCCTTTCCGCTTCACCGTTGCCCTCGCGGCAGTCGGTGAGCTTGATTCGTTAAACTTTTCCCTGTTTCCCTACTTATTTTTCGCAAAGATTTTCCTTGCAGGAACAATTCTTTGGTCATGAGAATCTACGTCGGACTGATACCTTTATCATTCATGTCAATAACTATACAGGGTTTCAAGAAAAAGTCAAGTAGATTTTTCTTTTATTCACCGTCTTCTTCAAATTCGGGATTGTGTTCAACGCCCGACCATTCATTGCACTGTGAGCATATCCCAATTGGTGGGTTGCCCGTAACTTCTCCTAGAATGGACGCCCCGCAACATTCACTAATGTAGGCGTCATTGATGTCATCGTTTTCATTCATAATTGTTTTTTTACAGGGTTTCCAACATTTCTTTTAGCTTTTTGCGGAGGGCCACACGGCCAATGTTCCCATCGCAGGAATTGAATTTGAGATACTCTTCGAGAACTTTCAAAATACTGTACATCTCCCGATACTTGTCCCCGAAGCGAACATTCGATTGAAGCGCAATGGCTTCGTTTTCCGACATGATCGAAGCCACCATTCGGTTCAGGCGTAGCTCGGCGACACGGGCCTTTGAGGCATCCATTATGGCGTTGTCAAGTTCTCGAAGTGTTCTCATTGAGTGCAGCAATTTTCTTTTTTAGATGTTCCTTGGCGGTTTGTTCATCCCATGGACCTGTGTTCCAATCCCATTTTTGGGAAAGGAATTTTTCCACTTCTTTGAGAAGTTCATTCGCCCGATTTCCGGAACGAACGTCCGGATTGCCTTCATAACATTCTTTCAAAAAGGCATCCAGCGTTGGTTTATTGTCTTCGGTAAACTCGGTCTGAGCCGCTTGGCGCATGATGGCAAAATACTCAGTGATGTTATTTTTGTGTTCAGGTCCTTGCTTTACAAGTTGCTTGCAGAGATGCTTTAACACGGCACGAGTTACTTTATTCATATGCTCAGAATACCTGTTTCGGTACAAAAGTCAAGCGAGAAGTTGCCTTCTCGCTTGCTTTTTCTCCGGTCCCCACTAAGTCTTAAACCTTGTAGCCCAAGGAAGTAGCCACGTTGGCAATCTCACGGTAAGAGAGACCAGTGGACTTGCTTCCCCTTTTAATGGCTGATTGTATTTGTTTGAGCGTCGGGGCGAGACCGATCTTGCCGCAGTGGTCCATGTAGAGACCGACACGACGACGAATTTCGGGATCGCTGAGAGTCACCGTAGTCGTCGGGGTGATTGGCGTAATGGTCGGCGTACTCGTGGCAACCCCCGGATATAGCGTTGGCACGTTCGGCTGCGAAACATACGTCGCAGGCTGAGATACCGCTTGCACGGCGTTGGGGTCGGCTGCAAACACCCGATAGCCACCTTGCCGATTGTATGAATAGCTCAGGGGCGGCAGGCCATTGGCGAGGCAGTTCTGGTACAACTGCTCGAAAATAGTGTCCACGGCATCCTTCGACACGTTGTATCGATTGGTGACGCCGGGGTTGGTATCTTCAATCTCGGGAATGTCCAACAGACCGTCATTGCACTTCTGGCGCAAAGCCTTGGTGATGTCGTACCGAGAGAACGCCTGTCCACTGTTCACGAATTCCTGAACTTGCATGAGGACAGCCGTTTGCAGGTTCACCGATGGGGTATTTGGATTTTGACACATAGTTTTGTTTTAGTTGTTATCTAACTTTGATGGTGATTATACGGTTTTGCCGGATGAAGTCAAGGACTTTCTCAATTCTTTTTTCTTCTGTTGTTCCGCTCTGCCTTCGGGGCCAAACTCAATCACCATGTTCATAAATGCCTTGGTGCGAAGATTGGACCATTCAATAAACTCCTTCGAATCAGTAATTGTGTATTCGGCTATAATCTCTTCCTTAGTCAATGTTTTTTCTTTTGTCCCCGCTCGGTTAGAACGAATTACAGAATCAACAGTTTCATTCCCAAACCGTATGGATGTGCCAGTTTCCTTGGCCAAATCGATCATATTCGCATAATCCACCATGCCACTTCGCCCATATTCATCTTTCCAATACTGAGCAAAAAGGGATTCGGGTAGCAAAGGCGTTTCTGGGGCATCGGTCACCGAAGACCAATGCATGAACTTACCATCGAGTTGTATGATACATTTTCCCATAAACTTATGTTTCTTGAATTTCTTTGTTCATTTCCCGCTCCATCTTCCTGCGAACAATGCGGTGAGACAGAGGCTTAGTCTTCGGATCGGTAAGCGAATTCAATCCCTTCGTGGCTTTAATGCGCCCCCGATACGTTTTACTATGAGAAAATTTCGGATCTTTTTTCATATCAATTGCGAGAATGAATGATTGGATCAACTTGACCTTCGAGAACTTGGATGCGTTTGTGTAATCCGTCAATAGCCAAGCAAAGGGCTTCAATCGATTGACATAGGCATGTAATCTGTTGCGATTGAGCAATACTTGTTTCCAAGAGTGTATCAACAACTTTTTCCATAGTGATATTCCCAACAAATTTTACGAAACTTTTCCACCAATTCATTGCTAATTTTTTCGTACGAACCAAACACTTTCTTACGTTTTTTATCAGTCGTAATGTTGCTGAATTCATTCATGCCGACCATAATAGCCTGAGCTTCTTTCTCTGAAATTTCAACGAGCATATTATTTGCACTCCAACAGATGAGTGATTTTGACTTGAGAATTTCGGTACACAATATATTCGTCATTATACAAATCATATCCGCCCTTGGCGAAGATCGAATCGTAGCCGCTATCAGCGCCACTCTTCTTCTGCTTGGTGACTTGTTGAGTCCTACCCATGGCGAACTGACAAACCAACAGCCACGCAGCATCACCCACGCCGCCCTGTCCCCAATTACCCACGCTGTAGTTAAGCGATTTGGTTGAAACGTTGGCACCATAAACACCATTGCCAAACATCTTACCAGCTACCGCAGCCGTACTCGGCGGGGACACTTTCAATCCTGCCTTGAGAATTGACAGAAGATTCGCCTGCGAGGTACCATGCCAGACTTCCTGAATGGGAACGGTCTTAGCCTCGAAACCATTGGTCATGGCGTGAATGTTGACCGTGTAAATCTGGCGTACCCTCATTCCATAGACCGAACTATGCATGGGCTTCTTGGACTTCTCAAACCACGCATTCAAACGGTTGTATTCGTGGCCATTCGGAAGAACGTCCAAATCAACGCTGAACACTTGCTCCACAGGCTTGCTTGTGGCAGTCGGAGTCTGGGGCTTTTGAGTCTGCAAGGCCAGAAAGGATGCTTCCAACGAATCCAACACGTCGGATTGCTTCTGGACGGCTCCGGTGTCAGGAAAGAGAGCTTCGACACTCAGCTTGCGACCTACGTCTTGGGGCACGATACGGATGTACTGTTCAACCAATCGATACATGGAGGGAGAAGTCCAATCTCGGGCCTGAACACGACTGTTCAAATCAACGAGCAATGTACGAGCTTGAGAGATACCATCGGGCGTCACCACGCCAAGCGGGGTTTGGAAAAGACCAGTGACAGAGTTGAAAGTAATTTGAGTCGAACTGGTAATGCGATGAACATTGGCCTGAACCAATCGGTCAACCAAACGATCTAACTGCGGATTATTGGATTTGACGATTTGCGCCTTGGCAATCTGACGAAGGTCGCCGTTGCCGACACTCTTCACGGCAGAGGGAGTAACAACTGCACCACCGGGACTGCCCACGGTGGGAACTTCGGTATAACCCTTCTTGGCCTTATCCCGCTTCATTTCTTCCAACTTCGTCTTGCCAGCGCCGGGAAACGTTTTCTCTTGCAGCCCCTCACCATTGACCACGCCAGCCCGAACTCGCCCCCACGTAGCTTTGAAGTCGCCATTGTCGAGAACCTGCCCAATCCACAGACGATTCATGTTGGAAGCAATATCCACGTTAATCAGTTTGATCTCTTCAATTACGTTTGCCATAGTGGTGTGAAGTATATGAGGGTTTTAGAAAAAGTCAAGCGGAAAAATGATAGGCAATCAGATAAGATAACGCAATAAGAGCAGTGACGACGGCCCACGATTTGACCGAATGTCCCGTTGTCTTATATCGAAGATTCAAACTAGTCGCTAAAATCCACGCCAACAGAAAATAACCCAAGAACAGCCAACTCAAGATATTCAAAAACAGAGTAATAATATTCATGTGAGATATGTTATCGCAAAGTAGTTAATTGTCAAGTGAAAAAGATTGTCGGTGATAATGTAGAGCCAGATGGTCACATAATTCAAGCGAGCATCATAGCGAATATCATCCTTGCGGTTTAACCGAATGAATTCACATTTTTCAAATGGTTTACCCGTGACTTCATTGGCAATATTGTCATAGTATCCAGTGATGTTGCACTTCTCATAAGGAACGAACTTGAATGCAGGGCCAAGATGATTCTTGAACCAAATTAAACGTCGAATGATAACGGGCCAACGATCAATGATGAAATGAGTAACCCCGATGACCAGTAGTGCCTTCCACGAAGTAGTCAGTAGCAGAAAGCAGGAGGTATAAATGAAAACATGAACGAGGCAGGGCCATGTTCGCTTGGACTTGTTCAACGCCATCCAATCGGATTGGAATACGAAGTCACCCCAAAAATGAGCTAAGAGTTGTGGTATCATGATAGGATAGGCAATTTCAATTCGTGGAGTATTCGAGCGTACAACCCGGTATAGCCATCGACCTTTCCAGAATTATCTACTTCGATTATTTTACCAAAATGGTCTTTCTTGATGAGTTGCTCCAAGTGGAACTTTTTGCGATCATCGGTGAACTGTGAAGCTAACCGATGCTTGATTTGTTCATCGTTCAATCCACGTTCTTTCAAGCGTTTCTGTCGGGTGTCGCTATCGGTGGTTACGAGGACAACTTGATTATTGCAGATATGAGCCAGATTGAATTCCACCAGCAACGCCGCATTCAACAAGACGATGCCTTTTTTGCCATAGAGCATACGGCGCATGGCGGTAAGGATGGGTTGCCCCATGATGGCGTTCAGCCTTGCTCTCTTGTCAGCATCAGCAAAGACCATATTGCCTAATATCACTCGTTCGTTTGGAGTCAACGGATCAGTCATTTTTTCTCGACTAACAAACTCAAAGAAACTAAACATTTCTCGAATTTTCTCACGGGTTTGTTGATGCACTGGGAGCGTGCTTTGAAAAAGGATGAAGTGAGCCAACTTGTCCATGTCCAGATGGAAAATGTTGGGGTCGTCTTGCATGAGTCGGTCACAGACCCAATTCTTACCAGAGGCAATATTGCCCGTGATACCAATGATATGCAAGCCCGCCTTGCGTTCCATTTCTCGCTTGACCCAGAGAGGAACATATTCATGAATGAACCCCGCATGGTTGAAAAGTTCCTTGACCGCCCCAGAAGAAATATGGCTCAACGCCTGATCGCATTTGAGAAAATAAGTCTCGATACCGCTCTGCTGTGAGATATTGACATCCCGAATCATTGCCTCTGTATCATAGTCGGAAAAACTTCGTACCCCACGGATGATAGCGGGAATGTTGTTCTCAAAAGCGAAGTCCGCAGTGAGCTTGTTGGGGTCATTGAGAGTTGCCACATCGGCGGTGAACCCACCTGTAACCGATGGACGCACAGCCTTGCAAACCATTTTCTTCCGCTCTTCAAGATTGAACATGTACTTCTTGGCGGGATTATTGGCAATCAATACAGTGAGATTGAATGCCTCTGCCGCACGACGCATTATGTCAATATGCCCAATGTGTACTGGGTCAAAACTTCCGGCGTAAACGGCTTTTGTTTTCATATCTTTTTAAGGGATGGGGGCTTCCACAAAACGTATTTGTTTTTCTTCCAAACTACAATTCGTTGGCAATAAAAACAATCTCGTGTTCCCAACGCAGGATTACAGAATTTGTCTCCTTTATGTTCTCCAGTAGGAGAAGCGAAACAGGCTTTACGGTTCATATTTACAAATCCACAGGTCAATTTCAGAATCCGTGGCAAAAATCGAATCGATAATGGGTCGAACGATT